GGAATGCACAAAAACGCGGTATCATATTTGTGCAAAAGGGGATTGCGGATCTTATCACACTATGATACAATACAATCAGCAAGAGGGAAGAACCTCTATTAAAGATTGAAAGGGGATTATTAAAATGAAAAAATATACCAAGTATGAGCAGGAGCTTATTGATAATTGCAATATCTATCCTAGCAGATACCTTGCAAAGAAGAACGCGAAATGGGATGAGCCGTTTGTGGTCAAGGTCTATGGCGGTTATAGAGCTATGACCGCTTATGAATACAGAGTTTGGAGGAATAACAAATGAAACCCGAATACATTAGAGTACAACTTAGGGCTATCCACACCGCGAACCAGAAAATGCGAAGATACAAAGACGGGGTGCAAACAACGTTATTTGCGCAATATGTCAACCGGGCTTGCCCCGGTTGGCATATATCGGAGAAAATGGACAGTCCGAAAAACGGCGAGCCTACTTTATGGGCGCGGTGTGTGTTGGCACAAATTATTAACGGGATAAGCAAAAACGATTGCAAGCCCGGAAAATATGATGGAATGTATGCTAATTATTTGGCCGAAAGTCCTTATTTCGGCTTGTCTCCTGACGATTGGAAAGTGAATAGGAAGGTGCACTAATGGGACAGTTAGCAAAATACGGCATAAGCGACGGCGCAAGCATTGAGGAAATGCGAAAAGAACTTGTCCGTGCGGGCAAAGCCGCAAATCAGCGCTTGCGCCGTCTGGAAACAGCGGCGGCAGAAGGCCGCACCACCGGCAAAGGGATGTCCTACACCTACGCCATGAAGTACCTCAGCAAGATGGGGCGCACTCGTTTTAAGGAGCGCGCCGCCCGGATGAAGGCGCAGGACGTACAAACAGAGCTTGCACAGATACACGCATTTTTGCATGGTCATCAAAGTACCGTAACCGGTATCAAAGAGTCGGAAAAGAAACGTTACCAAACCTATTTGCAACTTGGTTATAAGGGTAGTTTGGAAGAATTTATCAATGATGCACAGACCATTTTTGCCCTATTGGAGGGAAAAGGCTTTGGCTATCAAATTGGCTATGAACTGCTTACAAGTGCCGAAACAGAAGAACAGCAACGAGAACGGGTTGTAAAATGGTTGCGGGAAATCCGGGGCAGTGACGATGAAGCGAAAGGCGTAGCAGGTAAAATACTGTTGGACGTGCTGAAAGAAAAGGGCAGAAAAGCAAAAGAACAGTTTGGGCAATGGGCACCAGATGCTGAAAAAATCATCAAGGAACAGCGGGAGTTTAGGAAAAAACATAGAAGGAGCTGAGAAATTATGCGACGTTGTGAAGATTTGGAGGTCTGCGAAACCGCACAGGAATTTCTGCAACGTCTGACCCCCTGTCCGTCCTGTTGTAAGGGCAAACAGGCGAAGCACAAATATATTGATGTAACGGCCTGTTTTGATACGGAAACCACCAATACGCAGGAAATAGGTTTTGTCTGGTCGTATCAGTTTAACGTCGGCGGCTTGAATGCCGTCGTCAGAACCTATCCGCAATTTGTGGCGATCTTGCAAGGGGTCGTAACCGTATGGGGCATCAACTCCGGCAAACGCTTAAAAATCCACGTCCATAACCTAGGTTATGAGACATATTACCTTGCCCAGTTATTGCAAGAGACTTTCGGGGTTAAGTCGATCATGTTCACGTCATCCCACAAGGTTCTTTCCCTTAAATTGGAAAACGGCATTGAATTTTATGATAGCCTGAAACTATTTCAGAAGTCTCTTGCCGGGGCAACAAAAGGTTGCCCCCACGCGAAAGCCGTCGGTGATCTGGACTATAAAGCCTATCACGATGCAAAAACCCCCTTGACGGACGAAGAATGCCGTTATATCGTCTATGACGTGCAAGGGTTGTATGAAGCAATCGAACGTCTGAAAGCTGACGGCGGTTATAACGCGGCAACCCTGCCTATTACCAATACCGCCCGTGTGCTTAAAGCAGTAAATAATAAGGTACACAAGGCCAAAGGCTGGAATGCCCTTATGCACAAGTTGGCCTTGCCCCCCGACTGCCTGAAACTGGCCTATAAGTGTATGGCGGGCGGCGACACCCACGGGAACCGCTATAAGATGGGCAAAACATACCGTAATTGTAACAGCTATGATTTTAAGTCTGCGCACCCTAGCCAAATGTTAACAAAGAAATATCCTATGTCCCCACCACAATATATAGGGGATTGCACAGAGGATGATCTTTGGACATTGATAGACGGCGGCTATGGCTGGATAGGTCATGTAGCTATGACAAATGTTAATGTGTTGCATGACAATCCAGACCCCACGATCAGCAAATCAAAATGTAGCTATATCGAGTCCCCCATAAGGGCAGACAATGGCCGGGTACTATCCACCCCCGGCATGGCCGTCTATATGGATAGCAACGACTGGCAACGTTTTTCGGGGGGCTACGACTGGGACGATACACTTGCAACGGACGTATGGGCTTTCCGGCTGGACTACCTGCCCGCCGCCTTCCGGGCGGCGGTGAAAGGCTACTTTGAGCAAAAAGAGTCCCTGCCAAAAGATACCCCCGATTATATCTTTGCCAAAATCTGCGTCAATACGATTTTTGGCGCTTGTGCCCAGAAAACCGTGCGCGATGAGTATGAGTACAGTATGGATGAGCTGTTAGAGGTCACAAAAACTGGCTGGGAGTCCAAAATGGACGGAATGACGGAAAAACAGGTGCTTGCAAGCCAAACCAAGCCTAGCAAATTACCCTTTTTGTGGGGTCTATGGACTGCATCATGTAGCCGCTTGGAGTTGTGGCACCTGATTAGGGCTGTGGGATGGGACAAGGCTATATATTGGGATACGGACAGTTGCAAATACATTGGTGATCGTCCCGCCGCTGTAGATGAGTATAACCGGGCACAACGGGAGCTTGTCCGGGCGCGTGACGCGATTGTTATCAACCGCAAGGGGCAAGAGTCCTATATAGGTGTCGCAGAGGATGAGCACCCCGGCGATGATTACGGGTACCGGGAATTTAGAGCCTTGCACGCAAAATGTTATGCATACCGGGATGCAGACGGAGAGTTACAAGTTACCATTGCCGGAGTCCGTAAAGAGGAGGGGCGCCGGGCGCTGTGCGATAACATCAACCTATTGCAAGACGGTTTTACCATCGACCCGGCGGGCGGAAACAAACTATGGTACCACCCCGCCCCCGTGGATTGGTCGGATCCTGATACCCCTACGGCAAGTTGGATATACATGGAGGACAGAGACTATAAGGTTAGATACACCGATCTTATTACCGCGATTGAGTCCATGGAAATTTGGGAAGGTGAACAAAACCTTGCTGGATGATTTGTGCAATATGTCAATAGACAGAATCATCACACTATGATACAATACAATCATAAAGGAGGATGAATATATGTATAAACTGTCTATTGTCTACATGGAACCTAACGGAGATTTGGAATGGTTGCCGTGTGAACTCCCCGATGAAAACCGTGATAAGCTGATGCACGCTGCCGAATCCTATTTTGATAGCATCGGCGTTAGGGGTTATTTCTGCGGAATCCAAGACGTTGAGCACCAGTAATTTAAAACAGCCTGACCTACCGGGCATATACGGGGAGAAAGGAAAGTACTATGTACACTAGCAAGAATTACCAGAAGAAGAAAACCACCACGGAGAACAAGCCTTATAACAGCCGGATTTACGTCATGCCGTCACACTACATCGACAAGGACGGGGACAAGGTAGACACCAATGTCCTCATCAGTTTTGACAACTATTGGTTCGTCAACCACTCCAAGGCTGGCGGCGTTTATGGCCGTATCAACATCACTGGAGACTACAACGTTGGGCGTATCAAGTACGATTACCCCGCCGTGGAAATGTACCGCGACGGCTATACCGTCACCCTGTTTCTGTTTGATCGTGACGCGGAATATCTCGATAAGACGGGGGAAGAGCGCACCCGCAAGAGCTTTGTCGCCCGTCTGTACGAAAAGGACGGCGGTCTGTGCGCTCAGGTGCTGAAAATGTTTTAAGGGAGTGAACGGCTATGCGGGTCTGGGTTTGGGAAATCAGTAAAAAGCGCGGCGACTATGCCGCCGCCGCGCTGTCAGACGATGCTCAACACGTCCTGAAAATCGCGCAGGTTTTCGGGGTGAAGGACAGCGACCGGTTAGGGAACTGGTGGGACGAAGTTATGCGTGGATTGCCCGGCTATCCCGCCTGCGACGAATTTTATACCACCAAGACGGGCGGGCTTGCGTCCCCCATGGGCAAGGTGTGGGAGTTTGATCGGGAATTCCACAGGCTTGCGGTCATTTGGCCGACAAGGGGGCGGTAAGTATGGGCGTGTTCCTTCTGGCTATCCTTATAATTATGGCTATGGTGGCATTCCCTTTTGTTGCCGCATATCTTATTATGACGTATATTGACAAATGGAGGTGATAGCATGACAGGTTGGCAGGCGCTTACGGGTATCATGTGCCCGTCATGGATGGCACAGTATATTAACCGCCTTAACAACAACCCCCGGGCACCGATGTTTAGCGGGGACTACATTGACGCTTTGGATAATTGTTGTCCATATGATACCGCAACAGACCATGCTCTGTGTAATAAGTGCTGGTTAGATTTTCTGCGGGGGGAGGTCAAATAATGCGTGTCTTACATTTTATCCTGCTGGCCGTGTCTTTCCTGGCCACGATTCTGTCAGCGGGGCGATTCTGTTTGGTGTGGAGGAACGCAACGGCGTGATCGTCCTGTTCGGCGCGGTTGCTACGTTTGGTTGTCTTGGATGGTTCATCCTTCTTTTGATGCTGATTTTCGGATAATTCAAGCCCCGGTGCAATGCACCGGGGCTTGCTTTTACTTATTCTTCCAAATCCAATCAAAGTATTTTGCCGGAATTTTAACATTTTTCAGCAGATTATTGAAATAATCGTCAGAAAACTTGATTTTCGGAACTTCTACTTCGATTTTCGGAACGTCGGGCAGTTTAGGCGGCGTGTAGTCAGGCGTTACCGCCATAGCCGTACAGGACAGGCAAGCCGCCGCAATGAGTCCGATAAACAGGACTTTTAAATGTTTCACGTGAAACACACCTCCTTAACAAAGCATTTCCCACGGGAAGGACAGATTACAATGCAAATAGGTTCCGGCGGTCAGCTGACCGCCGTAGACGGCTACGCTGGAAGTGCCGTCGCTCTCCTTGATTAAAGTGTATGCGTTGTTGCCGGTGTCGTTGTAACCTCTGCCGGACATGGACAACGGCTCTCCGGTGTAGGACGCAATGGGAATCCCCTTAATCACACGCCCGTCATTGGCGGTATTGGTGGCGGTGCCCGCGATCATCATGCGCAATTCTCCGCCCTGCACCCACCAACGACAGTTAAAACCGTTATAGCTAATCAGCTTGCGGTGAGGTACGTTGTTACGGTACCCCCGGATATAGGCGGCAAGCATTGCCGCAAATCTGCGGACACCCGCGCTATTAGGGTGCACGTTGTCGGTATACATTTCGTTGCTGTCCGCCATAGCCCACGGGGCGATATCAACAAAAGGTACCCCAGCATCATTGCAAGCCATTTCAATGCCCCGGATCTGCCCGATAGGGTAGGGACGCCAGAAGAAATTATAGGACAGCAACAACCGGGCATTTGGAAACAGCTGTTTTGCCGCTGTGATTGCGGTTGCAACGGAACTGGACATGGTGCCCTCGGCCACATTGCCGTCATTGATACCGCCCATAATGATAACCGCCGTCACCTTGGCGGCGTTTTTGGACTCCGCCTTGTAGACGTTGCCGGAGCTGGACAACATATAGGTAAAATTGCCGCCAGCCGCGCCAGAAGTAATAAAACCGCCGCCGCCGTTACTGTAATACCGATAGTTAGTAATGTCCAGCAGGTTTGCCAACTGCACACACCAGTTATCCGTGCTCGGAGCCGTGGTATTTGCTCCGGCGGCGTAACTGTCGCCGATCATGACCACGTTGGACAGGTCAAACCCGCCAACCACGCGCTTGTACATCCCGGCCACATCATCCTGCAAGTCGGACACATTATCTTTCAGGCCGTCGGTGTGGATTGTGGTACCGCCAACAGTAACATCCATACCGTCAACTGTGATTTTCAGATCGGAGAGCGTGTTGCCCTGTCTTTCGACGGTCGCCGCCGTTTTCGCGTCGTTAATGTCAAGCGTGGTGTCGCCCATTTTAATGTAGCTTACTTTAGGATTAGCCATTTTGTTACCCCCTTATTATGCCAGCGTGGCAAGCGTTAGTGTACTGGTTGCGCTGTCATATGTTGCGGTCATAGCCTTGGACTTGACAGTGTTAACATCCGACTGCGCATTTTCCGCCGCCGTCTTAGCCGCCGTGGCGGCACTCTGCGCCGTTGCCGCGTCGGTCTTGGCTGTGTCAGCGGTTTTCTGCGCCGCCGCCGCGTTGGTCTTTGCCGTGTTGGCGGTTTTCTGCGCCGCATCGGCGGCGGCTTTAGCGTCGTCCGCCGCCGTCTGGGCGGTTTCGGCGGCGGTCTGAGCCTGACTTGCCGCCGTGCTTGCCGACTGCGCCGCCGTCTTGGCGGCAGTTGCGGTGTCGTTGGCAGTCTGGGCAATGATGGTTGCATCCCCGGCCTGTGTCGCCGCGTCCTCTGCGGCAGTCTGGGCAGTTTCGGCGGCGGTCTGCGCCGTCGTGGCCTTGGTCAGCGCATCGTCCGCCGCCGTCTTGGCGGTATTGGCAACTGTCCGGGACGACTCATCGACAATGTTATAATCAGTGCCGTTAAGATTGATGATCTTAATATCTGCCATGGTTACTTGCCCTCCTGCGGGATGGTGTACAGGGTCAGCGTCTCCGTGTCGGCGTTATAATTAACATCAATATATGCTTTGTCGATATACTGATTTGCAAAATCCTTCATCTGCTGAGTTACCCACGTTTTCAGAGCGCCCTGCTGGTCAAAAAGGAAATCAAGGTTTGTAATGTTAAGGTCAGCATAAGGAAAATTATTAAAAGCCATAGTCTTACCCCCTTAATAAATACCTACGCACAGTTCGCGGGTGAACATCTGGGCGAAAGTATCATACCAATTATACATCATGCGCATATCCATTTCCGCCGTTATCATCTGCTGGGAAGTGGTTACACCGATATTGCCGTACAGGTGGCCGGAATGGGTCAGCTTGTCCTTACTCTGTCCGCTGTCCTCGGTGCTGGTGTCGGCGGTTGTCTTGCTGTCCCCGGACACCTTGCCCGCGCTAGAGCTGTCCGTCTTGTCTGCGGGGTTATACGTCTGCGCGGTGTCACCTGCATAACCCGTTGCGCTGGTGCCGCTGTCCTCGCTGGTTTCCGTGCTCTTGCCGGTGCCGGTCTGGGTGCTGTGTCCCTTCCGGGTGTCGCTCCCCTCCCGGTCGTCGGTGCTCTCCTCGAAACGATCGAAGTTATGAATGGGGTTGTAGTCCGCCGTCAGCGCCGCCCATGTCCGGGACATACTGTCTGCGTACATTTCAGACACAATGCGGATTTGGTCATGTACCGTGCGGGCGTCCATGTAAATAACTGGAAATTCAAAACTCCGGTACAGAATCGCGTCGATCAGGGTTTGTTTATTGGCACCTTCCGGGACGGTCAAGCCGTCCCATAAATCTGTGACACCCTGCACAAGGCCAGACTGTACAAGGCGGTCAATCCCCTGTAACGTTATCTTCGTCAACATCAGTTTCACCGCCTTCCAATTCCGGCATTTCCCGCATCGACACCGACAGCGACAGCCCGAAAAGTGCATTTACACGCTCAACGGACTGATTAAGACAGTCAAGCCACACACTTGCCCGGGCAGTTGTCGCGCTGTCGTTACGGTGGATTTCGTCGGTCAGCAACCGTTCCTTTTTATTTCCAGCCGCGCCACGCAAAGAGGGAATTCCCACTTCCTCATCAAATTGATGCAAGATGGTGTCGTAGGCTTCCAAAGTCATATCAGCCACATAGCAATCTTTCACCGACTGCTGGAAAGCCGCCCAAGGCTGGGGGTCTGCCCCGGAACTGTCCTTGATAAAGTTACCATCAAACACAACGCCCGGCTCCCCGCGCTGAACCTTATCATAGATAGCCTTGATGGTTTGCGCCGCCGACTTATTTTTCGCGGCAATCGCAAATGCGACACGGCTATTTTGCAAGCTCATACTGGTTGCCGTGCTTGCCTGACTCAAAAGCTCTGCGTATGTCTGTATAATGTCCCAAATCCCCATATAATCGGGGGTCATGCGGATAAGCTCACAGTCCTCGCCGATGGTTAAGGCGGTACCGTCCAGCAGGGGAGAAACCACATTAGCCCGGGTGGGTTGGTAAAAGATACCATACCCATACAGGGTGCCAGCCTGCGGCACAACACCGCAATGGCCCGCCGCGACGCGGGCGATCTTGTCGGAGTCAACCACAACGCTATAGCCAAGAAAACACAAGCAATATTGCAAGAAATTCTTGTCCCATTCGTCGGGAATCGTCCAGTCAAAAACACTCATTGCCCGCTGGTACAACATCCGCTGGAAATAAAGGGTAGTAGCGTTATTTGTGGTATAGACGCCGGGGGGATTAACCCCCGACGTCAGCCCATTCAACTCCGGGAAAAACAAGGGGCTGTATTGTGCCATAGCTCACGCCCCCTTGCCAATCGTTTCCAGTTTGTCCAGCACCTGCGTCATGACATTGGTGTTGTTTTCGATTGCCTTTGAGAGTTCGGCCGTTTCCGCCTTGTGCGCGTCGCGTTCCTTGTTAAGCATCCAAAACATGGCAACGACGCAAGCAATAGGGAAACCAAGATTGCTGATGATCTGAGTAATAACGTTAATATCCATTATTCAATCCCTGCCCCTTCCAGTGCCGCCCGGGTTTTCGGCCCCATAAGGCCGTCAATTGTACCCTTATAATAACCTGTTGCTTTCAAAATGGCCTGAATTGCTTTCAAAATCTCTTTTCTGGTCACTTTCAATGCCCCCTTACCAATATTTCCGGAAGAGGTAGACGGGGAAAAATTTCCGGTACTACCTCCGGGTGTAGGGGGGCGTCGGTGCCGCACCGCCATATTTGAGAATGCGTGTGAATGCCGTGTTGCTCACGGGTCGATCTCTAATAGACACCTGATCTGCAAGCGGGGCATGAGCGGTATGCGCACCCATGGTAATATGATCGTCATAGACCATTTCCGTGTGCCCCTTGCGCCAAACAATATCGCCCGGCTCCCACGCCACGGCCTGGGCGTCGTACTCCGTAAATCCGGCACTTGTCAGGATTCCGCGCATATTGGCAGTGACAAAAGGACTGTTGCCAATGCCGACAAAACCGCCAGCCTTTAAGGCATACCAGATAAAGCTACTACAATCATAGTATGTAATGCCGTCAACGGTCTGTTGATCTCGGTACGCCTGACTATAACCCACGTCGGGGCGGTTACAAGTGTCAATAGCCCAATTATAACTTGCGTTAATGTCTCCCAAGGTTACACCTCCTTACTCCAAAAAGATACCATTGGATAAGTAATTATTTACCATTTCTGATTCCTGTGCCGTCGCCCCTATGCAAATCACATGGGGGTTAATGCACTGTGTATACCCGCCACAGTTGGCAAGCAATTTCATCTGCATGAGCGGTCGGCCTAAAGATTCGTTGTCCTCATCCACCAATAAGAAATACTCGATCTTAACCCACCAGTTGCCATATAGGCCAGAGGATCCGCCGACACTGCCAGACATGGACAGAGTGGGGATAGATTGCACTCCGTCCAAGATTGCGCTGGGATTATCGCCCGCCGCCTGTGCGACTGTCGCGGGGTTCTCAGCGGGTGCCGCGCCCGTGGCGTCCTGCGCCATCTGACTAAACATTGCCGGGGCAAAAGTGCTAATATTGGTCTTGGCTTGTGTCATCACTCCGCCCTTGTCAGACAGGACATTGCTTGCAATCTTGGCAACATTGGCGATCAGATTTCCGCGCAAGTCGGTTGCAAGCATCTGTGTAACAGGCACCGGGATGCCGATGTTGCCGGACAGGATACCTAGCGCCCCCTCGTCCTCGTCGGGGTCATCAGTGCCTAAGTACAGATAGCCGTTACCGTTGTACGGGTCAAAGACTACTTTAGCACGGATAACAGGACGGCGGGAAACCCTTGTACCGTTAAGCTCGATAACTCCAAATCCGGGAAAATGCATACTATACACACTATGGGGCGGGGTATTAAGGTACTCTCCGCGATCTGCCGCCTGCGGATGATGTGGTATCTCGATGGTGCCACAGTTGACGATTGCCCGATAGCCGATCGTCGGCGCTACAAAGTCGGGGATACGCCAGCGGCCAATATCAACGTTGGTACTCGCGCCCGTGTCCAGACTTGCGCGGCCGATAGGGATATACACACTGCTTACAATATACTGGATAGGGTTAAGCTGTGCAATATACACATCATAACTAATATCCTGCAAACACCCGGTCAAACCTTGGACGATACCATTTTTAACGGTAATCCCCAAAATGTTTGCCATTGTGGTTTGGTTTTGGAGCTTGTCCAACAGGTTAGCATATTGCCCCGCCGTAAAGGCGTAGTATGTCACGGCGGTACTTGTCGCGCCGGAAATACCGTTAATAATACCTACAATGTAGGTACCACTGTACAGGTCGGACACCCAAGGGGACTCTTTGGAGGTCATTGCAAGATAACTTCCGGCCTTGCTGGGGTACATACCATCTTCAATAGTGCCGACGTAGGCGCTTGCACTTCGGGCAACATACTCCGTACTATTTTGGATATCTGTCTTATAGGTGGCAAGTACATCACAAGACAGATACACCCACCACAGATTATTAGGCATAACCTTAATATCTGTTATCCAGTAATAGCGCTTATACCGGGGGATATAGGCGTAATTATAGCCAATCAGCGGGTATTCGTCGGTGGAAGTAATTGCCAGCACCGGGGCAAGCACGCTCACCCCCCGGCGGGGGGTGGCTTGAAAAGTAGCGTGCCAGCTGGGGGCAATCGGCTGTTTGGTGGAGTTGACTTTCTTCTCAAATCTGTACAGATTTACCTCAAAAGCCATACTTTACACCGCCTTAGTCAAGCAGAAGTACACAACAATTTTCGGTGTTGTCGTTCCTCCATTGGACATCTTCGTGGATGTAGTTGGTCTGAAAACCGTGTGCGGGGTTCATCGGCGTAGCGGCAGACCACATATTCTTATAACAAATCGCGGCGGCTTCGTCGTCAAACATAACGCCCAGAACATAGGGCAGTTCGACGGCGGCTTCGCCGCTGTCGTTGTTGACGGAATAAGTGGTCTTATTGCCGCCGGTATAGACGGTCGCGGGCTTAAAATAGCTCACATCTGCATTGATCTGCTCCGGGGTGCTGATGTCCTGCCAAAATGCCACTTCATCGAATTTGATATATTCCAGATACTCGTTCGCAAAGAGACCCGGCCGGACAACGCGCTTAACGCGATCCCAAAACGGGGCCAGCATATAGCACTGGAGATTCTCCCGGGGCGTGTGGCGCTTAATGGGTACAGTCACGGCAACGCCCTCAGCGGTGATGGATTTCAGCGGGGACACATGATACATAGTAGTGCGTTCGCCCATCTGCCGGACAATAGTGTCCATCTTATAGGCCAAGTCCTCGGCGAACTGAGTAAAGGCGGTGCGGTCAGCCAGCAGAGCATCCCGCGTGAGCGTGGTTCCGTGTTCCGTGTTGTACTCGGTCAGCAGGTGCCGCACCATCTCAGGGCGGGTGATGTTTGCACCAGTAACCGCCGCATCCTTGTTATAGGCATGGGTACCGCCGATAAGGTTAATCAGGGTTGCGCGGCTGTACTGTTCGTGATACTGTTCCAGTTTGTTGTACCATTCCTGCATAATACCAGAGATAAACCGCTGAAGCTCGGATCCGGACGAAAGCGCGGTGTCCCACTGATTTTTAAAGATCGTGATATAGTCGTCGATATGGTTGAAACCATAATAGGCGGTCTGGATAGCCTGGGGCTTGCGCACCTTATAGGGACTGTATTCCTTGCCGTCCTCGATGTCCCTAGTCAGGTCCCCTTCCGGAATGTCGCGGTCAATGTAGGTGATTTTGCGCACCATATTACCATACTGGTCCTCTGTCTTAATGAGACTCCGGAATTTGGCACTGTAGGAGCGCACCCGGATATAGGTGCGGGTCAGCACCTGAGACAGGGCATTGGTCATGGACTCATAGCCGACGCGCCGGGCCATGGTGGCGATAGATACATAGTCGCCCGTGGCAAGCTGGGAAATGACTTCCTGCCCGGTCGCCTGCTTAAAGGCGGCATTCAGCACTTTTCCGGCCTGTTCAATGCTCAGACCAAGATTGCTTGCGTTAACAGACATATTTTTTATTCCTCCTTACTTCTTAGACTCGCCGTTAGCAATCCACTGTTCGGCAAGTTCTTCATCAATGGGTTTCGGGGCGGGGGTATCAACTCCGCGCCGGATGTTCTGCGCGTGCAAAGTCTTTTTCATGTCGGCGATCTCTGCCAAAAGTGCTGTCCATCTTGCACTGTCATCCGGCGCGGGTGCGGGCGTTACGGGAGCCGCACTGTCCATGGGGTCTACATGGGTATCAACCTCCTGTGTGGTAGGCTCCGCCGGGGCGGGCGCTGTCACCTGCTCAGCCTGGGCGGGCGTAGTAGTATCAGGCGCGGGGTCTGTCTGAGACGTATGGGACGACATAGCTTCAATTTCAGTTTTGTTATATCCCGCGTCGATCAACTTCAAAATCTGTTCAATGGTCATAATTTGTACCTTCCTCCTAATGCGTAATCATTAAATTTCCTTTTAGTCTCAAAGCTGTCATATGTAATATTGCCATGGGCTACGCCTGTCAGCAAGCCAAAAAACACGCGGCCAATATCTCTTTGTGTATCTGGGGTTACATCCCAATGTGGCACCTTTGCGGGGCAATTCGGGGCTTTGCGGATATACCACCAATCTTCTGATTTATGCATCATTATCATAATGTCGCCCAAATGCAAGGTGTCGGCATATTCCCGGACTTGGTTTCCGGGCAAGCGGCGGACATTTGCAAAGTTGTTGTTCGACCAGTCATTTTCAAATGCCATATCGCCATAAGTTCCGGTGTTAAGGATTCGGCCTAACCGGGTTTGTTTCAATTCCTCGGATACAGGGGACTTTTTAAAGTCTATGCAAAAAATTTCCCCGCCCGGACTCAGCCAACAATTATTGTCACTCTGCCGCATTTCCTCATATACGCTGATAAGTTCAAATTCTTGCAAAACGTCGCTGTCTAAGCTGTTTGAGTTTGACACAGCCCATACCGGCAGCTCTGCATGATAGCGGTCTGTAACGGACTGGATGGAGTTTTTAAAGTTGTACCCCATATTCGCCCGCTTGGCTTTTCCCGGGTCTGGTATAAATTCGTCAAACAGGATTGCCCCATATTGGCCGGATGCGATACCGCGTGTGCTATATATACTGGATGCCTGTGCAAGCATACGGCCAAATGATACAGGTTTATCTTTGTCGTCGCGTTCAGTCACTTCATACACGATATAGCTATCGCCGCTTTTTACAAACTCTGTATCAATGCCTATATTTTTTCCAACAGGTTTAAAAGGGTCGTTTACTGGTATCGTGCATTTATCCAAGTCGGTTTTACTAATTCTCAGATATAAGATGGGTGTCTTGCATATATACCGCGACAATACCCCATATGTCTTACCAATACGACGGGCACCAATTAGGACAGTGAGAGCCGCGCCGACTGATGCAAAATATTCCATGTTCGGCCAGCCGTCCGCCGTATATAATTCTATGTCATGATAGCCGGGTTGCATTTAGTCCCACACCCTTCCACCCTCTATATTTGTTATGATAGGCCG